CCAGTAAAAGGTACAGGAAATGTTTGCCACTGTGTAGCCATTATTAAGCTCTCAGGCTAGAACGGGGGTGTGTAATCATTGTAGAACGTACATAGTCGTAATGGTTAATGTACAAACTACGCATATACTTAATACCTGTTTCAAACTTAGCCTGTGAGATCTGTGCAGCCTGTGTATCAGAACGGAACTGATAAGCGTAGAACATAGCACCATCCACAATGATATGCTTAAACTCTATAGGGATACTAGGCACATCGTCGAACAGTTCTAGTTCAACAGGGTTGCGGTAATATTCGTAGACTAGCTCATACGCTTTGTCAGGAGTAGGAACAAGAAGGAATTCTTGGCTAGGCGCACGTACAACAAAAGACGGTACTTTTTGCATACTCGCACTAGAGTTATACTCATAATCTACATACTTGTCAAGGTATTCTTTGTAGTTCAAGTTCTTTAGTTTGACTGTACCTATGCTAAGACTATCATCACGCTTGATGCGAAAGCTATCCATGTCAATCGTCTTAGCGTCATAAGGGTAGCCATAACGTGTTGTACCCGCAGTAAGAGTATCTTCCTCTTCTACGTGGTTCCAAGGCCAGTAAAACTCTTCATGATTAATATGTCGGATAGCGCTATTCACTGCATCCTTAGCAGTGCTGTAGAAGCCCTTAGCATTAGCAAAGTTAGAACTTGTAAGCTCTACTTCATTAAGTCAACGATTAATATCATTAACTAAACCAAGAAAGTTATATGCCATTATTTATTCCTCACACGTAGACGTACACTGCGCTCTACTACTAAGCCATTTGAATCAGCGATCTGACACGTGAACTTATACTGGGTGTTGTTAGTACCTGAACCAATGTAGGCTGTTGTAACAGTGTTTGTAGCTGTAGCAGAGACCAACTGAATGCCATTCACTAATGGACCACTAGGTGTAAGCTCTGTCTTAACACCATCAGCATCCTCAACAAACCATGTATAGGTTGCAATGATTGCAGTACCAAGGAAGCGTGACCAGTCAATGCTATAGTCTAGCACTTCATCAGGGTCTTTGTTAGGCCATTTCATTGACATTAGTTTATCCTTTAAGCTGCCCTAGCGTAGGCTCTTCTTGTGCTTGCCTGAGGTTCTACATATACACTTCTGTTTTGTTCTGCTTCAACAAACACTGTTCTAGTAATATTGTCCAAACCTCTAATGTAATCAGTACGCTGTCTGTTATAGTTCTCTTTAAGTGCTTCATAATCAAACTGTACAGTAGTGACTGTTTCAGAGCCTACAGAGAAGAGAGCCTCTACACTTACTACTGCAGCCACTGCTTGTGCATCAACCTCTACAGTATTCGTACCTGCTGTGCCTGCTACACCGTTAATGCTAAAGTTAGCATCGCCTACGAGAATAACTACACCCGTAGTACCTTCTGCAGATACAGTATCAACAAGCTGATTAACTTCCGCAGTTACGTTGATTGCACCCAGTGATGTTACGCCATCATTGCTATTAGGCACAACTACCGCCTCAGCATCAACGACAATCTCATCGCCATTAATAAGAGGATCATCCGTGATTACTGTAGCTGTTACACCTGTCGGTAGGACAACAGCCTTAGCGTATATAGTTACAGAGCCTAGAGAAGCTGTGCCTGATACTGCTGTAACTTCTAGGTTAGCGTCTGCAGTAGTAACTACTGTTCCCAGCGCACTAGTTACAGATAAAGATGTCGGTACTACCACAGCCTCTGCTGTAGTTGTAATACTTCCTAGTTGTATTGTAGTAGCTACACTATCTGTTGACAAGTTAGCATCAGCTATAATTGTAGGAATACCTACAGTTATTACACCATCGTTACTGTCAGGTGGTACAACAGCCGCTGCTACAATGCTTACTTCATCGCCACTTACAAGTGGATCATCTGTAATACAAGTAGCTTCTATACCCGTTAGGGTTGCTACTGCTTCAGCTTTAGCCTCTGCTGGACCTAGTGTGGTTGTACCAGCTACACCAGTTGTACCAGTGCTTGCTCGTGCTACTATGGTAGGTGTACCTGCCTGTGTAACCCCTACTACAGAGCTAGAAGCTACATTAGCTAGGGAAGTGACTCCTACTGTGTTAACGCTTCCTGTAGCTGTTACACCTGTCGGCAGGACTACTACTTCTGCTGTAGTACCTACGGTGTTTAGTGCAGTAGTTGCTTCTACACCAGTAGTACCTGTGTTACCAATACCTGATACAGTTACGTTGCCTACAGATGCAGTTATTACTTGTCCAGGTTGAGGCACAGAGACAATAGAGCGAACATCTATACCCGTGCCTATCTGAACTGTACCGCCAACCCCAGATAAAACTACAAGCTCTTCACGAGAGCCGCTATCACTAAATGCAATAGATGAGAAGGGGCTGACAGAGAAAGCCATAAGTTATTCCTTACGCTGCAGCGTCACTTGAGAGTACACCATACCAGTTTGTACCACCATCACGTGTATGGAAGACCAACACATCAGTTTCACCACTTGCAGGAGCATCAGGTGCAGTACCACCTGCCCACTTTACTGAACTGGGCCATGTTACTGTACCGCCGTTGCCTGTTAGCTGTAGGATGAAGCCAACAGATCGACCAGATGTAACACTGCTAAATGTAAATGTTGTGTTGCCTGTCATTGTAAGGCTAAATGCACCACCATTGTTAGCGTTAATGGTAGGCGTTGTGCCTGAGAGTGCATCATAGTCCTCTTGCAGGCTTTCACCAAAGATTGTTCCTGCGTATGTGCCATTGAATAAAGCACTCTCTTTAGCTAGTGGCACACCACCTGCTGTAGAGCCATCATGTACGACTACAGTGTCTTTATCTGTGTCTATAGTAACTTCACCCACTACACCAGTAAAGCTACTGTGCTGTGATGTTGTACCACGTCTAAGTTGAACTTGTATTGCCATTACGCTAATGCTCCATAGTCATTTGTAACAGTTACAGAGCCTGTAATAAGCCCGTAATCCTGCTCCGCTGCGGGAGCCGCTGTTGTTTGTGTTGTACCGTCAGGGAACTGCATACCACTGCTTGAGAACGTAAACGTGTCACGACCAGCCCAACCAGAAGACCAGTTGTCAGGCGAGGTGTTGATCTGCAAACCTTGTTCTGCGTTTACATAGACGTACTCACCCGTTTGGCCTGTAGCATACGATGCGCTTTCGCCTGCACTGAGGATAAGCTCTTGGTTCGTGTTGGTGCGTATTTCGTGGGCTTGGATGCGGTCAGAAAAGGTTATTACACCTGTTGCTGTATCCGTTGCGTCACTACGGATAAACTGAGAAGCCTGTAGGCCATCTACAGTGTCAGCATCTAGTCCTGAACCTGCGCCGTCGTTGCCAGCGTTCCATACTACATTTCCCCCAGCATAAAAGCTACCCGCATTTACACGAGAGTTAGCTGTAGCCTTAAACGCACTGTCAGAGTTAAAGTTCCATGCGTTTGCACCATCATCGTGCCAGACATGATCTACGTTTGTGCTAGTGTTATAATTGGCTACCCATGCTTCCGAAGCTAAAGCGTTGGAGATAGTACCACTACTGGAATACCTAGCAAAAGCACTGGCATGATTGCCATCTAGCAAATCAGCATCTAGGCCAGAGCCAGAGCCGTCGTTAGCTGTAGTCCAAGGTGTGCCGCCGTTTAGTGTACCCTCTAAGGTGAGGTTACCATAAACGTCTCCACCATCCCTCGTTACATACAAACCTTCCATGCCGCTGGAGTTGTAGTTGTACGCGAAGAGAGACACGACCCTCATAGAACTACTGGCAAAGTTGCTCAACGTCCACCGTAGGGCATTAGTTGCTGTACCACTGGTGCTAAAGCTATCTAAGAAGTACTCTTCTGAGTTTGAGGTTGTGGATCGTGCAGTTGTCCAAGTGGAGCCATTATTTGTGGAGTACTCCAAGGTAATGCTATTGGCTCTCCAATTCGGATTACCAAAAGTAAGACCCATGTAAGCGCCGTAAGTCAGTCCTTTAGGGAGGTCTGTAATGGTAATAGTGGCTGTTGTTACGCCAGACGTAGACATATTCCAGAAGTCACCGTTAGCATTTAGCATGGCGTCTATGTTGCCCGTATCCGTCATTGGACTGCCGTCAACGTCTACAGAGACTGTAGCACCTCTAAGACGAGCGTAAGAGATGTCGTTAAAAAAGAAGGGGCTCTTTAGATGCTTTCCTTCAGGGTTTTGGGGCAGGAAAAAACCAGTGAGGTTTGAGTCTAAGCCACCAGACAGGTCAGCCCCACTAGCGAAGGATATACTGGCGTTGGCAGTATCGCTTGTATCACTACGAAGAAACTGTGAACTGTCTAAACTGTCCAATGTTCCAGCGTTAGAGGCCGTCCCAGTAAGGTTGGCCGTGATCGTACCAGCACTGAAATTACCCGACGCATCCCGGTAAACTATCGTGTTACCAGTGTTGGCGTTCGTCGCATTCGACGTAACCGTAAAGGTTCCCGCCTCGCTGTTCACGCTGCCGCTGATACCGTTGCCTGACGTTGCACCCTGCTGAACGTAGCTGCCAGTCGTGTCCGTACCCAAAGCAACGGAGTTAGCGTTGATCGTGGCCGTCAGCGTAGCATTGCCCAAGTTGGTCAGCGTGGCCGAACCGGAAAGATCGCCACCCAAAGTGATCGTTGGGTCAGATGTTGCGGTAGTGGTGATGTTGATATTACCAGAACCGTCAAAGTTGGCGTTGCCAGTAACAGCGCCAGACACAGCAATGTTGCGAGCAGTCGTAAGC